TGACGAAAGTTGATATAGAGCTTTTTGTTTGCTTAAACGCCAGTATATCAACGTTTGTGGCTATATTGCAAGCATGGTTAAGCCTGTTTAAATCTGGTCAAATAATGTTAAAAAATGGTACAAGTGGTACAAAATTGGTACGTTAAAAGATATCCATTGCCTTTTTATCTTCCTCTTTTCTCTTGTTTTCAAGTAGGTGAGAGTAGACTTTTTCTGTGATTGAAAGATTAGCGTGTCCTAATCTTTCAGAAACATACTGCATTGAAACGTTATTGGCCAAGAGTATCGAAGCATGAGTGTGCCTTAAAGCGTGATAGGTGACAGGCTTAATATCTATTTTCTTTGCAATGTATCTCATATCTTTGTTGATAGCGTTTGAGCTGATGTCAAAAAGCCGTTTTCCATCATGCTTGTAATTCTTATATATTTGAAACCATCTATCAGGCATAGCTATAGTTCTTGTGGATTGTTTGTTTTTGGTTTCCTTATCTTTTCCTGTTAATCTGTCGACAGCCTTGTTAATACTAATAGTGTGGTTCTTCGTATCTATATCGTTGTCAATCAAGGCTCTAACTTCACCAAATCTGGCTCCTGAAGAATACCGGTCAAAATACAAAAGTTGCCTCTAGTGATGTTTTTTTCGCAATAAGTGACAAGTTTATGTGCATCTTCTGCCTCTAGGAATTTTTCTTCGATTGGCTTGATAGTTTTTTGGTTATAGACTAGATTCAATCTATAAGTAACGTCTTGCTTGATTAAGCCTTCATGATAAGCATCTTTTAAGCAGGCGATAATATGTCCCTTATGTTTTGGAATAGTCTCTTTAGCGTGATTTTTTCCGTATTCATTGATAAACTGCTGTAATTTAGCACGAGTCAGATTATTTAAAGTTTCATCTTTTAAATATTTGTCAATTACATAGTCAGTATTTTTGTACTGCAATAAAGTGACATCTGTTCGATTTGTTTTATATGTCTCATACCACTTTTTAAAATAATCAGACAGCAAAATATTACCCTTTGGTTTGTTTTGTCCGCCCAATTCTATTTTAGAAGCCCAAACAATCGCTTCTCTTTTAGTTGCAAAGCCAGATTTGTTGAATCGATGTTTGTCTTTTGACACACGTGCTTGCCAAGTCGAACCACGTTTCATATATGTTGCCATTATTGCTCCTTATGTGTGCCACTAAAAGTTGGCTAAAATTACTGGATACTATATTCTTTGGTAGCGATTATTTTAAAATCATTGTTTTTGAATGTGAATTCACTGTAACTGTTTCCTCGTTTCGCTTTCTCAACACTACTTTTTGATGTTGAGTTACTATTCGTTAATTGATCCAATGTTTTCCATACATCGCTTGAGTATTTTATCGTGGTTAACGTTTGTTACACGAAAAATATTTCTATATTTTTATCTATTCTTGTTTGTAAACATTTACAATTATATTGGCTCACGTTTGTGAAGGGATAGTGAACTAATTTATTTGTGGAGAAAATTAATGAAAAAAATTAAGAAGCCGTTTTATAAAAAATGGTGGTTTTGGGTTATTGTTGTCATTTTCTTTATTGGGGCGGCAACCGGAGGCGGTTCTGATAGCAAAACTAGTAAGTCTTCAAATAATCATGTAAAAGCAGCTGTTAGTTCAACCAAGAAAACAAAAACGGTTGCTTCATCATCATCTTCTGCATCTTCATCCAGCGTTGCAAGCGCTCCAGCAAACACTGCAAAGACAGTTGATTTAGCAACGGGAAACTGGTCTGTCGGCACTGGAAAAGATATAGAACCTGGATGGTATACGATCACCGCTACTGGTGGATCTGGTAATTTGCAAACTGACGATGGAGAGGTTAATGCCATTTTAGGAACAACGGTTGATAATGATTTAGACCAAGTTGATTCTTATCGAGCCGATCTTAAAAGTGGACAGACATTACAACTTTCCGGATTACAAGGAGTACATCTTGCAGCTATAACTAGCCGTGTTCCAGTTGACAGTGGAAATTTAAGCGCTGGTTCCTATGAAGTTGGTTATGACATTAAACCTGGTCGCTATACTATTTCAGCAGTTCAAGGATCGGGTAACTTACAAACCGATGATGGAATTGTCAATGAAATATTAGGAACGACTGCCGATGCTAGTCTAGGCCAAGTTACAAATGTCACTGTTAATTTGATCGAAGGAGAAACTTTAAATAGTTCTTTAGAACAAATATCATTAATTAAGAAATGAATTTGGCCACCATTTAGGCGGTTTTTTATTGAGTTCTTCTCTCAAAATAATTGATGTTAGCAGCACACGTTATTATATAGACCGTAATATTTAAGCAATTATTATTTACCAGTCCAAATGTTTCCACAATCCTGGCAATGATATTCATGCGACTCATTATTGTGGGTTCCAGTTAAAAGAAGCGAAGCTCCACCTGTTAATAGACCTGTGGCTAGTTTGGCCATAGAATGTTTTTTACCACCTTTTCTTTATGCTTGAATACTGTAAGTGGGTGAAGAGGATTAATATTAAGCGAAGTTGTTCGCTTAATTTTTTTAACATTTTCTTGATCATTCCATAATTGAATATTGGCTGATCTACAATTAGGACAAACTAATGAATGTGATGCTTTTTTAGACATTTTTTTCTCCCTGGAATTTTATATATTTAACAAAAAACTAATTCTTTCAAATTATTTTGTCTTTTATTTTTCCAAACGGATTAACGTGACTTCGCACGTAAATTAAGCTAAATATCTTCTAACCTCTCTATTTGCAATATGACGCGCAAAGTACTCATCGGTGGCTATTACGATGGTTACTTTAGTCCACAGTCGACTTATTCCACACAAGTAGCTTCAACGATTGCACAGGGTAAAAGGGCACACACCTATATATATGCTCAATTCTCTAGCAATGCTCAAGCTGATAGCATGCTCAATTATTATCTACCGAAGGTTCAAACCCCTAAAGGTTCGATCGTTGCTTTAGATGTTGAATCAGGTAACCCGAACACGGCCAGTGTTAAATACGCTTTAGATAAAATCCAAGCAGCTGGTTATACAGCTATCCTATATGGCTATAAAGCTTTTCTAACTAGTCATCTTGATCTTACAAGTTTAGCTAAAACTTATCCCTTATGGATGGCTGAATATCCTAACTACAATGTCACAACCAGTCCAAACTACAATTACTTTCCAAGCTTTGATAATATTCACCTGTTTCAATTCACATCGACCTATAAAGCCGGTGGTTTAGACGGGGACATTGATTTAAGCGGGATTACTGATAACGGTTATAAAGGCACAACCACAGCTTCAACCGGTGGCACAGCGGTTAAGACAACTACTTCTACACCAGCTGTGAAAGCCGGCCAGCAAGCCAACAACACACCCAAGAGTTTGATCGTTGTAGGCGACACGGTTAAGGTTAATTTTTCGGCTTCTAAATGGTCGACTGGTGAAGTAATTCCTAGTTGGGTTAAAGGCAAGTCTTATAAAGTAGCACAGGTATCAGGCAACAACGTCTTACTAGCTGGGATCAGTTCCTGGATTAGCAAGAGCAACGTTGAGATTCTGTTAACCACCTCAACCAGTTCAGCACTTAGTTCTCCTGGTTCTACTGCCACTTATACAGTTAAAAGTGGAGATACCTTATCGGCAATCGCCGTTAAGTATGGAACTACCTATCAAACCTTAGCTTCATTGAATGGCATTAAGTCGCCATATCTGATTATTCCAGGAGAAGTCTTAAAACTATCCAGCTCAACAGCTAGTTCAGCTACGTATTACACGATCAAATCCGGCGACACTTTGTCTGGTATTGCCAGTAAGTATGGAACTACTTATCTAAAGCTTGCTTCACTAAATTCAATTAAATCACCCTATGTAATTTACGCAGGAAAAACAATCAGGATTAAATAAAGGAGAAATTATGAATCTATCTAGTATCGACACAACAGCATTAATCATTATTATCGCAGCCGTCTGGTTTGTCGTACAATCAATCAGCGCCACTAAACTGCCAAATAAATTCCTTCCGTTAGTATCTATCGTGGTTGGAATAGTTATTTCATTTGCTTATGCTTATTTAAGCAGTAAGAATATTCAATTAGAACAGGACTTGTTCTTTGGCCTCTTTGCCGGTTTTAGTGCATCTGGTTTAGATGACACACTTACCAAATCTGTTTCTGGTTTGATCAATAATTTTGTTGGTGCTTTGGTTTCAAAGGCAAACGATGGTTCTGATGCTACTAGTTCTACAAATAGTTCAACTACTAATACCACTTCTGTAAAATAGTTACTATAATGTTTTTGGGTACTAGCAATGAGGTATCCGTCCATTGAATAAACATCTCTATTGAAAATACCCTCGATTAGTTCGGGGGTGTTTTTTTGTACAAAGAATTAAAATTGAATTATGAATATTGTAAACAATTTAACTATTCTTGTTCTTCGTCTAGGAATTTTCATTTTAAAGAAAATAATTTCAAAGGAAACTTTTTGGACTGCTTTTTCTTCAATTCTATCTTCTATAAGTATCTTAGTTGTTTATTTGACTAACATGAAACAGATTAATTCGGTTCAAGAGGAGAACAGAAATAGTGTAAGACCATTATTAGGATTAAAAATAGCGCCATATGGTCTTGGAAATAGTCATTACGATGGTACGAACAAACCTCATGATATAATGGTTTTTTCATATTCTATTGAAGGAAAACCATTTACAACTGATATAAATATGATTTCCGAATATAGAGATTTTTTTAAAAAAAAGAATAATGAGTTTTTATCGATTAGGTTATTTTCAGAAAAAAAAATTATCGATGTCGATGTCAAATTTATTATTATTTTTGAGAAAAAAGAATATAAAATAAATAAAGTTTTTCCTTATATTGACAGCGACGAATTAATATATTTTCATATTCCTGAATATTTTAGGCAAGTGTTGAAAGATGAGAATTCTGATTTTTCTTGTCAATTGCAAGTCACTGGAACAACCATAAAAAATGAGAGTTTTTTACAATTGTTTGAGGGTTCAAAAGCTACCGATTATTTAGTTGATGATGTTTCATTTGCGAAGGTTAAAGAGGAGTATGGGGAATCAGTATCAGATATGTTTCCGACTATAAAGCATGAGACGCTTAATCTCTCAATTGATTTTTCTAAAGCTGAATTTTTTTTCAATAAAGCAAAGAATTATATTGATTTTGTGATAAAAAGTTTAGTTTTTTGTCGTGCATTGTCAGATAAAGAATTTATCAATATATATAATCAAACAGAGTTGGATTCAATATTAGAAATTTTGAAGATAGATTATAGCCCTTTAAATGGATTTTCAAAATTTAAAGCTAGTTTTTTTCATGATGAAAAAGAAATTGCCGAGTACAATAA